TGTTTAGATTCAATCAAAAATATATGGACGAGCCGGTGAAGATTGTCAATGTAAAAGAAGACCAGGTTGTTATAGAGGACAATGGAGAGAGAAAGCTCTTGGAAAGGAAGTTCATTGATGAACACTGGACGGACTATGACAAGTTTCTGCATCCAGAGAAAGAAGAGCAGGAAAAGTTGGAGAATATGGTGAAAGAGATTAAAGCGGCGGCAGAACCACTGAGAAGGTTCCTGGAAAAGTATTATGATCCGATGGTTAAGGTGACTGTAGAGGCTGACCGGGTTATAGTGGAAAGAGGAGAGTTCCAGACACTCTTCCAGGAAGGAGAGCCGGATGAAACAGAAGACGCAGAATAATTTCTCACAGTGCTCAAAGTGTGGCGCAAGAATCCTGTGGGTACAGATGAAATCTGGAAAGAAAATGCCTGTGAATCCTCAGTTTGTGAATTTTGTAGCCGATGGTGGTAAGGACAGAATTGTCCTTGCCAACGGAGAAGTGATATCCGGTACAATTACAACGGATCCTGGGAAAGCCAGTGGATTCGGTTATATGTCGCATTTTGCTACCTGTGAATACGCTCAGAGATTTAGGAGGAAAAAGAAGTGATTTGGAAGATAACAATTATATTGTGGGTGTTGGCTTTAGTTGCAAGGCATATTGTGAAGATTACGGCATCACGAGAAGATAGGATTGCAGCTACGCTGTTTGGAAAAGCAAGAATCACTCCGTTTAGAGTTCTGACAGTTATGCTGATGTTTGCATCACTGATCATGACGGTAGTAACAGCAATCTGGTTCCTGTTCTTTTATTTGAAATAAGCATAAAAATAGCCTCCCGATAACAATGAAGTCCGAGAAGCCAAAAACCTATAAAGATTGTACGAAAGGATTTTGAATTTGTCAATATCGGGAGGAGGAAATACATATGCAGGAAGAATCCGGGAAAATGACTGCACAAGAGTATTTAGGACAGGTAGAGCAGAAGATAATAGCTGTCAAAAATATGAATTCTGGCATAAACAATTTGAGAGAGGTTCTGGTCTCTATCGGTGGGATGGATTCCGGAGAGAGAGTTCAGACATCAAGAAATAACGACAAGTTCGGGAGTATCTTTGCCAGGATTGATGAAAAAGAAAGGATTATGGATGAAAAGAGCAAGGAACTGATTGAATTTACAGCAAAGGTTGAGAATGAGATATGTAGCATGGAGAATCCTCAGTATATGACATTATTGCATAAGAAATATGTGTTGCTGGAGCCTTTGAAGCAGATAGCATCGGAGATGAACTTCACATACAGGTATGTTGCTAAGATGCATGGATATGCCTTGCAAGAGTTTGAAAAACAGTTTTTAATGAGCGAAAGTTCATGCTGAGTTCCTAAAAGTTCCTATCGAGGTGTACAAAGTTCCTATCCGGGTGCACAGAGTTCTCTTGCAGTTCCTACCTCTATGCATTAAAGTGTAGGCTGTGAGAAGTCGAGAGACAGATCACTCAGTCTTACCGGAGGCTGGAACGTACTCAATTTTCATCTTGATGGCAGTCCGGGAAACTGGACTGCCGAATGAAATAGGGTGCGGAGCATATGAAGTAAATTGTATATTTGCAAAATCCTCTCTTTATGGGAGCTGGCGTTGAGCTGGCTCCTTTTTTAATGCAGAGAAAGAAGGTGGAAGAATGAGTATGTTGGATGAAAAAAGAATTGAAACACTCACGATGAAAGTCAAGGACATCAAGACCGGATTCGGGAATCCGAGGAAGATCGGAAAGAAAGAAGCAGAGGAGCTGGAAGAATCGCTGGAGAAGTATGGCGATTTCGGATTGTTCCTCATTGACGAGCATGATAATGTGATTGCCGGAAACCAGAGGTTATCTATCTTGCAGAGAAAAGATGGTGATATCGAAGTTTTGTGCAAGAGGCTAATCGGCTACACAAAGTCAGAGCTGAGAGCGATAAACATCAAGGACAATACCCACTCCGGTGAATGGGATTTGGAAGAGCTGGCAAAATGGACAGCAGATCTGAACATAGACCTTGGTGTGAAACTGGATAATAAAGACCAGATGCAAAAGAAGATTAAAGAAATGGAACTGATCCGGTTTGAGAAGTACGATTATGTTCTACTGGTATGCAGAAATGAGCTGGACTACAACGAACTGCAAAGAAAGCTCGGCATCCAGGGGGCGAAAGTCAGCATGGGAAGAAACCGGACGATTAAAGGTAGAGCGATATGGTATGACCAGATCAAAGCACAGATTGTGGAAGGAGGTGCCGAGGATGGAGAGAGCAGCACAGAAGATATGGCTCGCGAGACCGGAAATACTGGGGAATGAGATGCAATACGTCCAGGACTCGTTTGAGAGTGGTTGGATTACGACAGCGTTTAAGGAAGATTCCTACATCGGTAGATTCGAGCAGTCAGTGAGAAAGTATCTTGGTGGAGGCTATCCGGTAGCACTTCAGTCCGGAACGGCTGCAATTCACCTGGCACTGAGATTGTGTGGAGTTGGAAAAGGAGATTATGTATTCTGTTCAGACCTCACGTTT